CTGCGTCTTTAAAGAAACTATCTGTAGGTTTATGTTTATTTCTTTCAATAAACTCTTTTAAATCTGGTTCGTGTTGAAACAAATCTAAGTAAGTTACATTCTTAACAGCAGGATATAATGTAACATGGTCCTCTACAAAAACATACAAGTGTAGTTTTTGATTGGTGTCTGCATATGTTTTGATTAATTGATGTGCGTATTCATCATATAATCTTTTATTGTATGTTGTAAATAAAATACTAGACATATCTCTCTAAATCACCACCTATCATATCTCTAATTAAATCACCTAAGTCGTGTTTAGGAGACCATCCTAATTTCTCTTTTGCTTTTGTACAATCACCAATTAATAAATCAACTTCAGCTGGTCTAAAAAATTTAGGATTTGTTTGTACTATAATCTGATTGTTTCTTGCGTCAAAGAATTCGTGTCCTTCTTCTTTGTATGGTATGTCCATATAATCTAAACACTTTCTAATAAACTCTCTAACTGTATGTGTTTGGCCAGTTGATATGACATAATCATCTGCTTTATCTTGTTGTAACATTAACCACATTGCTTCAACATAATCTTGTGCGTGACCCCAATCTCTTTTAGCATCTAAATTACCAAGTTCAATTGGTTTACTTGTCTTAGACCACTCTACTAAACCTTTTGTAATCTTTCTAGTTACAAATTCTTCACCTCTAAATCTACTTTCGTGGTTGAATAAAATACCACTACTTGCGTGTAGATTATAACTCTCTCTATAATTTACTGTTAAGTGGTGTGAATATGTTTTTGCAACACCATAAGGACTTCTAGGATAGAATGGTGTTTTTTCTGTCTGTGGAGTTTCTTGCACTTTACCATACATTTCACTTGTTGACGCTTGATAAAATCTTACATCTGGATGATGGTTTCTAATTGCCTCTAATATGTGTAATACACCTAAAGAGTTAACCATTGTAGTGACATGTGGTTGTTCAAATGATAGATGTACAAATGATTGAGCTGCTAAATTATAAAACTCATCTACTTTACATTTGTCTAATGCCTTGCCGATATTATATGGCTCCATTAAATCAACATCTACAAACTCAATTTGATTTGTAATACCTAATTCATCTAATCGCCAATAACTTTTACCTGTGTTTCTTCTTTGAGCACCATATACTTTGTACCCTTTATCTAATAATAGTTTCGCTAGATAAGCACCGTCTTGGCCTGTGATACCTGTTATAATCGCCTTTTTCATTATACCCTCTCAAATACTAATCCAGTTTCTTTCCAAAACTCTCGTTTCATAGTAGAAAGTTCTTTAGATTGTTTTGTTAAATCTTCTCTATACTTAAATCCATATCTATCGTATAGTTCTAACCAATAATACAATGGTTCACAATTAACATGGTGATGACCAGGTTTACCTGGTTCTGAATATGTAACAAATACATATTTACCTTTTTGCATCAAATTCATCCAATTATCTTCATATTGTTTTTCAACATGTTCAACAAACTCACAACACCATACTAAATCAAAATTCATATTAATGTGTTCTAGTTTACCTTTGGTAAAATCGTGTATCTCAAATAGTTCTGGTTTTTCTCTTTTAGTTACAAAGTCACCATCAACACCTCTTGCATCTAAACCTAATCTAATTGCTTCATATACCATACCACCTGGACCACAACCAATATCTAACATTGATTTACAATTAAGTTCATCTCTTGCAAACTCTAATAGACCTGTATCTATATGTGTTACATGGCCGTGGCCACCTAAATGTTTAGGTAAACCTTTTATATTACTCATTTAACAACTCCATAATTCTTGGCATAATAAAGTCTTTATTTGAAAATTCACTCATTAAAAATTCAGTTGAAGCCATTTGTTCATACCATTTTAAAACTTCTTCACTACTTGCATAATGTAAACTTTCTACTTTTCTATAATCTGTGTTGCCTAATCCTACACCAAAACTATGTTGAGTTGTAATTGTAGGTATACCTAATTCTGTTAGTTCAAATATACTTGTACTACTATCTAGTATAGCACAATATACATCTTTTGCAAGGTCAACAATTCTACTATCACCTGTCATTACTTCAACATCTAAATCATCATAAGTTAGTTTACTATGAGGATGTGCCTTAACAACAATTTTTCTAGTCGTAACTTGTTTAATCCAATGTACCGTTTGTGCAACAAATTCAGCAACAGGCACAGAGCTAGTAGGGTCATCTTCTAAACCAGGTAAAATTAAAATATAACCGTTTTTGTTATTTTTCCATTTGTGATTAAATACATTTTGAAATGTAAAATTGTTTTCGTCTTCTATTAACTTTAGATTTTTTTCTAGTCTGCCTTTAATAGGTTTACACCATTTTGTTTTACTGAATACCCAATGGTTTAATCCCATTCTATAAAATCTAGGAGCAATTTGTTTGTAAAACCTATTGACATAATTACACTTCATTCTACTAAGTGTAGCACTTTCAAAATGAATTATTTTTTTACCATAATGATTTGCAAACATATTTACAAGGTCATTTCTATGGTTCATTACGGCCATTTTATGATTATCTACATCTGGTTCCCATAATCTTTTAGGGTGGTTGCTACCAAATGTACCATTATTTAAAAAGAAGTCACAATTTTTCATATGATAAAAATGAGAATATCTAAACTTCTCAACATCTGATAAGTCTATAATTTCATGTTTATCTTTTAACGCTTCTGCTAATGCTGTGGGTGCTTTTGATTTATCAAACTTTACTATTTTCATAACCAACCTTTGCTATATAATAACTATCAACAATGTCTGATACTGGATTGCCAACCTTATCTGTATCAAATATCTTTTTTAAATCAATATTTGTTTCTTTTATAAACGCTTCGTACATCATATCTTTATCTGCATTACCTTTTCCTGTTGCACCTTTTTTAACAACACTAGGAACAACTGTATTCCAGGATAATGCTTCTTGTTCAAGTCTGTATTTGAGTATGCCACAATTTTCGGCAATTTGAAAAACGCCTTGGCCTTTAGAACCAAATGAATAACCCTCAATATATATTTCATAATCACCTTCGTGTAAATCATATAATACATAAAACACCCAATCTGATATTAGACCAAACCTATGCATAGGGTTATCAAACTCATCATGCAATTGGCCTTCAATATTTTCAGCCATCTTACCATCATATTTTTTCTTGCTGGTAAGATAGTAGAAATTTAGTTTATCATCTTTTGCCACACATATGGCAGGACTTGTTAAACTATAATCAATTCCAACTATCGTCTTCGGTGTTGTTTTCCCAAATGTCTTGTTCATCTTCTTCCTGTTCAACTTCATAACCACAGAAAGGACAAGTAAGAGGTTCTAAGTCTTGCTCTTCAATGTCCCATTGTACGGTATATTTAGTTTCACAGGAAGAACAGTTTTTTTTTCTAGTTTCTTTAGGCATTATAGTTTAAACTTTTTAAATTGGTCCTTCTTAACATCTTGTTTAATACCGCCAATAACATAACTTTCAATTTCTGTTTCTTGTGGTGCGTTTTGTAAACTTCTACTGTTTAACCAATGGTCTACCCACGGTAGAGGATTTGTTTTTTGGTCGTAAACCGGTGTTAGGCCGATTGCTTTCATTCTTCGATTGGCCATATATTCTACAAACTGGTGTAACAGTTTTTCTGATAATCCAATCATACTTCCTTGCGAAAATAGATATGTCGCCCAACGCTTCTCCTCCTGTACAGCTTCATCATACATTTTATATACTTCTTTTTCACAATCTTTCATAATAGGCATCATATCTTTATCGTCACCATTTCTCCAGTTATTAATAACTGTTTGTGACATTGCAAGGTGTTGACTTTCATCTCTTGCAATAAAAGAAATAATCTTTGCACTACCTTCAAGTAGTTTTAATTCACCAAAAGCAAATGAACAAGCAAATGATACATAGAATCTTAAGCCTTCTAAGATATTAACTGTAACCATTGCAAGGTACATTTTCTTTTTAAGTTCTTGTAAATCAACTTTATCTGGTGTTAGATGCCATTTATAACCTAATTGAATTAACTCATCATAAGTTTGAGTTACAGACTTACTTCTTTTCTCAATCTTTTCATCTTCAATAATAGTATCAAAAATTTCATTTGGATTAGAGTATAGATTTTTAATAATGTATGTATAACTTCTACTATGGATGGTTTCAATAAAGTCCCAAGTTACAATACAACCTTCTAGTTCTGGTATAGATACAAAAGGTAAAAAGGCCAAACACGGTCCTCTACCTTGTACACTATCTAACATAGTTTGATATTTTAGATTA